CATCTCGTAACGACTCGGGATGTAGACGCCCTTCTTGGTCGAACCCTTCTCGCTGACACCGCCGAAATTGACGTAGTCTCCGAGCCGCCCCTGCTCGGCCATCATGTTGGCCAGCGTTCCTCGATTGGTCTCCGATACCGGTGACGCGCCCGCCGAATGCAGTCCGGTGCGCGCGTTGAACATGCGCTGATAGGCAGGATCGGTACCGAGGTAGCTCATGCGATCCCACAGCGGCTGCATCTCGTACCACGACCGCGTCAACCTCAATGTCGGATCATCCAGAGCCGCCTCGGCGATATTGGTGATGCGGTTCATGTTGCGGCCGGTCAGGACCTGCGGCGATATCGCCGAACCGCGCCCGTTCTTGGGACGATAGGCGGGCGGTACCAACAGCAGGTTGGAGTAGTCACGCGCCGACTGCATCTCGTCCAGTTCATTGCGCCCGACACCGAACAGGCGACGCATAGCCTCCTCATCGCCCGCGTCGTACTTGGCCTTGGCCTCCGCGATAAGCTGAGATGGTGGTTTATAGATGCCGGGGAAGCTGAGTCGTCGCGGATCATCAACCGTCTGGATGCTCGGCACCGGATTGAGCAGGATCGGCGCAGACTTGGGCTTGCGTGCCGCGTTGAGTTGTTTTTCCTGTTCGTTGAGCCGGGCAATGCGACGGCTCAATGCGGCCTCGGCTTTATCCTTCAAACCAACCTGTGTCAGAGCACCGACGTCGCTCAGGTCCGCGCCGCTATTGTCGGGTGCATTGCCGATGTCGCTCAGGTCGGCTGATGTATCGTCGGGCGCGTAGCCGATTTCGCCAAGACCACCAAAGCGATAATTGCGCACGGCACCACCCTTGGATTTCTCGCGGTTGACGATGTCGATCAGGTCGGACGACTGCGGGAAGACAACGTAGTTGCGCGTGTCGCCCGATCCCTGACGACTGAACTTGTCGAGAAAGCGAACACCGGGGAAGCCTACTTCACTGAGATACGCTGACGTGTGCTTCTTGGGATCAGTGTCGCCACGCATCCAGTCGGAGCCCATCAACGATTCAGGCAACGACTCGTGGACATCGGGGGTCGTCAAAGAATGAAACAGTTCCCTGCCCTCATAGGCTCCGGGATCGGCGCTGAATGGATTGAGGCCATGATTTTCAACGTGATAGTCGAGTGCGTCCCGCACCTTTGGATGAATGCGGTTCCATGTGTTTGAATCGACCGGCGCATCCCAGTCGAAGAACTCGCTCGGCTTGGCGTTAAGGTCGAGGTGATAGAGCCAGCCCGGCTTCTGCGTGCCGTAGCCGGGAGGCAGGCCCTCCATGATCGCCTTGATGTTCTCAGGCGAGTAGCGTTCGCCGCCTGCGCGTACGCCGAGACCATGCGCGATTCTTGATTCATCTTCGCCGCGAGCCGCACGTTCCCTGATCGACTTGGCGAGCAGGGAAAGCATGCGCGGGTCTTCGTCGTAAGGCAGATGCATGCCCGCCAGCGACTCAAGGACACGCTGCGATTCAAGATCGTCGACCGGCAATCCGTACTTCGCCCAGCGACCGGGACTATCGCCCTTGCCTGCGGTGATACGGCGATACTCCTCGGCGACTGCCGGGTTCTCGGCCGAGTAGAACCCGTGACCGAAAGCGGCGCTGCCTTCGCCCTTGCCGATGAACGCCGGATCGAACTTGTCGAACTTGTAGGGCGAGCCGGTATAGGTGCGTATCTTGTTGAGCGCGCCCTTGACGATGCCGGAGCCAAGGCCCTCGAAGTGCTGGACCGTGCCACCCTCGGCAAGCCACGGCCCGGTGAACTGGGGCAGCGTGTCCTCGGTGAGGCCGCGCGTGACCAGCGGATCGTAGGCGGCCGATTCGGGAATGACCTTACCGGCCTGCGAATTGAGCAGCTTGCGGAACGCATTGACGCCGCCCTCGGGATCGGCCGCGGTGTTCTGGTAACCGAAGCGGTTGCGTGCCTGATCGGACGGCTGCACCGAGAGCAGCGCCTTGTCGTACTGCATCATCTCGGCCTGCGTCATCATGCGATGACGTCCGTCGTGTCCGACAACCATAGGATACTTGCCGATGGTCGGGGGCCCGCCAAGACCCTGCAGGAAGGCGTGCTCGCCGGTATTGCCGAACCGCAGCAGCGGAACCTCGTCCCACTTGCCTTCCCTGCCGACAGCGGCGTACTTGCGCAGCACGTCCTGAATGTTGCCGCGCTCGCGGTCGAACATCGAGAAGTGCGCGGCGTTGCTGTAGTCGGGGCTGTTCAGCGTCGCCAGCGGGATGCGCGGTGCGAGGTTCTTGAACTCCCACGGATCGATGACAGTCAGCAGGTTGGGAACGTCGAGGGGAACATTCTTGTATCTGTCCCAACCCAACGACTCGTTCAGCGCGTGCTTGTCGAACAGCGATATGTCCGCGCCAAGGTCGGCGGCGTCGCGGAGCCGCAGCGCGCCCTTCTTGCCGTGGTTCTGCTCGACGAACTTCAGGCGGTCTTCCAGCGACATCGCGCCCGGCGACTGGATGTTGGGCGTCGGCACAGGCCGAAGGAACGACGCCAGATCGGATGTCGCGTTGGTCGTCGGTCCCCACGTCGACGGAGTCGTCGGGAACTGCGGATTCGCGGCGACGAATGGATTCGGCTCCGGCATCTTCTTCAACTTGGTCTTGTCGATGTCGGCCAGCGCTGCGAAACCCTTCCTGACGATCTGGCTGCCCTTGCCCTCGAAGTGCTGCAACGCACCGCCCTCGGCGAACGTCTTCTCGCTGAACGACAGGGGTGGGCGATACCCGCCGGGGAAGCCGGTGGGCTCCGGCGTGAACTCGGTGCCCGTGCCCTGCGGGAAATAGGTCCGCATGAGTCGTTCGATGACCTCGTCAGGTTCGCCCACCTGATCAGACAACCGCGAAGGCTGGATGTTGACCAGCGCCTTGCCCTCGTTCATGCGCGCCAACATACGCATGCGGTGACGGGCTTCGTGGCCTTCGACCCAAGCCTTGTCGTCGGGGATGTTGGGGTCAGGCTCTCTCAGCCATAGCTGGCCGGGCTCCGATAGACCGCGCTTCTCTGCGTTCAGCCGCAAACCTGAAAGGTAGGCGTCGAGCGTCCGCTCGGTATGACCCGGCGGCAGAGGAAAGTTAAAATTGGTACGGCCGTAGGGTATTTCATTGGGCTGCATGATGGGCCGGGCGAACGACTCGAACTCACCCGGCGGCATCGCCATCAGCAGGCCTGCATTCTGTATTTTGGAGCCGCCGTAGTTTGGCGTCGACCCCATCAGGTTGCTCAGGCTCTTGGGGTTCCACAGGCCGAGGTTGACGCCTTCATCACCGGCCTGAATCAGTCGCTCGGCCTGCGTCTTGCCATACTTGCGCTCGACGTCGGCGATGACGTCGGCGACCTTGCTGAATCTCGTAAGCCTGCCAGCCATGCGTCCCCGCAACCGGCCAGAGGCAGTCTGGTGGCCGGATAGCGGGGACCATACTCCATGTAGTTTTTAGGGGCTATCCCCCGATTCCACGTAATGCTCGCCGTTGGCGCTCTGCTTGATGGCCGATATCAGGCCCATGGCGTAGCCGATGTCTGGCTTGGTGCCCTCCTTGATCTGCTCGACCATGGTCTCCAGCAGGGACATCAATTCAGGCGCGCAGCACATGGCGGTGACCGCCTGCTCGATTTCGCCGCGGAACTCCTTGTCGTCCTCCTCGGGCGGACCATAGACGTTGGCGATGACGTGACGGCAACCGCCGTAGATGCGGTAGTCGTTCCTGTAGCGACGAGCGCGCCAGCCACGCAGGAAGGGCGGCATCGGCACGATGGGGTGTTCGCGACTGGGCGGCGGATCGGGATATGGCTTCATTCCGGTATTATCGCATAATCGACACGATAAATCAACAGGTGCCTACCTCGGGCGCAGGCGTGATCACTACCGGATCGAGCGTCGGCATGACGTGCAGGCGAAAGCGCACCTTGACCTGAAATTCATTCGTCTCGTTCATCTCGAAATCACGACCGGGCGCGGCGTAGATTTGCGGCCTGAGCCGCCACACCACGCTGTATTTCTTGAGGTCGTCCGGCGGCAGGCCCGCATCGACCAAGGTCCGCAGCATGTGCATCATGGCGGCGTGGTCGTTGCGGCTGTCGAGCCGGGTGATGAACTCATCGTACGGTATGCCGAACTGGCTGTAGGCCCGCGGCAGGCCGTCGATCACCCGGCCAAACTGCTGTTCGATGTGCGCGGTGAGCCAATCGGTTACCGCCGTGCCGCGCTCGGCCACATAGTCCTTGGCGTTCATCCGACTCTCCCCAGCGCCTTATGCAGGAACATGATCGCTGTCTCGATGTGGGTAGTGGCGATAGACGCCTCTAGCTTGGCGCGATCAAGACCGGCGTTGTACCGGATGTTGGGCACATGATCATCGCCGTTGAGCAGCTTTGTATCGCGTGGATGCGCGCCCTGTATCGCCATCGCCTGAGTGATCAGAGCCGCGCCCAGCAGATTGACCTTGCCGATGTCGGTCCGCCGCAGGGGATTATGATCAGCGCGCAGCATCTCCAGAGCTTCGTCTGAAATCGTCAGGATGGGAGCGATCTTGTAACACTTGCCCAGCAGATCGTAGTCGACCTGCTGGGCCTCGAAGCCTTCGACCAGCAGCTTATCGGGTTCGTTGTGCATCGTGGTCATTGCAGTCCCTCGATATTCAGCGTCTGATTTTAGGGGGAGGTCGGGGATTGTAGCGCACCGACATGACTTCTTCGTAGTCGAAACTATCAATGCACTCGCTGATCAGGACTAGCGGTCCCTCGGTGCTGAGAACATCAGCATTGTACGTCCACACATACTTGGGCACGCGAAGACGATTGGTAGCGAACAGCACGCCTTTTTCGGTAACACGCCACTGGCCGGAATGCTTTTTGGCCGGGTCCTTGCTCGGCTTGCGCTCGCACATGTCCCACCATCGCATGGTGGGAAGCTGGTTAGAGCCAAGGACGAAACGCGGCGCGGTCTTAGGCACCCGAATGAACTCGCCATCGGGAGTCGTCATGTGCGAAAGCCAAGCAATGCTAGCCGCCATGGTATGGTTGATGCCTCGCCGGTAGTTCTTGCCGTGCCTGTCGCAGCACGGACACAGGCCACCGTCCTCCTCCCGCATCCGCTCCCATTTTTGTCGCGCTTCTGCCAGCGTCATGGTCATCCGCGCGGCTCCGCTCATATCAGACCCCTGCTCTTGAGCAGCCATTCCGGCGCGGTCAGTGTCCGTAGCGGGCCGCTCTCACCGGGCTTCTCCAACTGGGCCTGCGACTTGGGAATCCAGACCATGTTCAACTTGCCGTCGTCCTTGAGCGTGCCGTCGTGAACCAGCCACGCCTTCTCGGTCTCATGCACCAACTCGACGTCGATGTCGTACAGATCGCTACGTCCGCTCATGCCATCTCCCAATCGGTTGCCAGCAGGTCGGTCTGCGAGCACAACCACGGCACAAGGTCGCCCTGCGCGGTGCTCATGTAGACGTAGGGCAGCGTCATCTTGGAATGTTCGTCGGGCACCTGAAGTTCAAGCCACATGCCCTTGCCGTTCCAACCGGCGCGGCGAACCTTGTCGCCGTGGCGCATCAGATTGATCGCCCAGCCAATCGTCCCGCCAATTATTTGCACAGCCATGTTGTCCTCCTGACACTTGCGAAACATCGACAGCATACATGGTACGCGGCGCTGTGCTAGGGTATTTATCGACTGCACCAACGACTCGCGCTGGTGCTCGGATGCGCAAGACCCCGTTCGATCCGCTCGACTACTTCATGCAGTGGTTCAACCCCGGCCCCCTGATCAGGTGGCTGTGGTGGTTCCTGACCGCCCATATGCCGCCCAGCCTGATGACAATCCTGCTGATTGTATGGCTGGCGGTGATGGCGTATCTGCTGATGGCGATCCTCCAATCCTGACAGGTGCAACATGAACATCACCCACTTCACGATGGAAGAGTTCCTGATCAGCGATACCGCCGAAAGCATCGGGGCGAACAACTACCCGACGTGGGAGGTCGCCAAGAACCTCGAACGACTCGCCACCGTTATGGAACACGTCCGCAACGGACTGGGGGCCAGACCCGTCACTATCCTGTCGGGCTACCGCTCACCGCCGGTCAACACGGAGGTCGGCGGTGCGACCAACTCGGCCCACCTCTACGGACTGGCCTGTGACTTCGTGGTCAACGGCCTCACTCCGCTGGAGGTATGCAAGGCCATCGAACCGCACATGGCGATGCTGGAGATAGATCAATTGATCTGGGAATACGGCGACTGGGTCCATCTGGGACTAAGCGAAGGTCCGGCCCGGTGTCAGTGCCTGACCATCAACAACGCAGGAACCTCTGAGGGTTTTCCATGAGCCATACGACCACCATACCCTTCAAGCAGGACGGTAAGCGCCGCTACATCACCCGCCTCGACATCGAAGACAGTAATGCCGTGTCCGCGTTCTACCGGCGCTTCAAGCACTGCTTTGAGCATGATCCTCTGAAAGATTACTTCTACCTGATCGAGGAAAAGTAACGCCGCCATCGGGGGAGACCGATGGCGGCGCTTGCTGCACACAGGCAGCGCTGAGTTCCAACCGGACGGATGCCATGCCTGTCCGGCTGGGCCCCCTCAGAACGGACGTTCATCGGCGACAGGCGGACCATCAGGCGCGTCGGGCTCTGGCGGCTCGCCTGCGCCGGGCTCGGGCGGCCCCGGCTCGGCCCTCGCCCCATTGGCGCGGCGCGGACGAACCACCGCACCGGGAAAGGTGACAGCGACGTCGATGCCCATCTCGGTCAGCGCGGTGACAACCTCCTCCCATGGGCCATCGACCGTGTAGTCGCGCCGGTATCGGTGGCCGTTCATCTGGTAGCGCAGTGTGATCATGAAGCAGTCTCCTTGTGGCTCGAAGAGTGCCGCCGAAGACGCGGGAGTGTCAATAATTAATCGTAAGGATTGCGGACCTCGGCGTCGCTCCTGTGCAGCGAGTCGTAGAGCGCTTGGTTCTCGCCGAGGTCGACCTCCAGTTCCATCGAGTCGTCCTTGAACTCGCCGGTCACGCCGGTCGTCACGCCTGCGGTGAGCCAGCGATCCGCGAAATACCGAACCGCTTGCGAGAAGCTGTCGACGAAGTCGTCATTGCGAGTCGTTCCGGGACCTGAGTAGACCGTCACCTCTTTAAGAAACGGCTCGCACCATGAGCGAGGCTCACCCCGCTTTACTTTGCTCTCAGGAAGCCAAATGCGGCCCGCCGAGGCCACATGGGAGACGCCATGGAGCCGAGACAGCTTGTCGGCCCTGCCGGGGTTGTAGGGCCACGAATCGACGCCCTCGTACTGCAGCGTCTGTCTGAGGGAGATGCCGGAACCCTTGTCCTCGATGATCAGCAGGTCGGGCGTCTTGATCTGCTCATGGTACTGGGGCTCGCCCACCACCGGCCTGAAGATCAGGTCGCGGCGTCGGCCATAGCGCGCCTTCATCTCCTGCTTGGCCCGCTTGATCAACTCGGGAAAGCCAATCTGCTCGTGCCAGCATTCGAGCATCATCATGTTCCAGCGGCGCTTCTCGGGGAACACGCCCCACACCGTGCAGGCGGTGAAGTCGGGCTCGTAGTCTTTCTTGTCGAACGTCTTCTCGGTCAGCGCCGTGTCGAGGCTGACGAACACGAAATCGAACCACGGCAGCGGCCGGTCGTGCGTCCATAGCTGCAGCCAGCTTCGCTTGATGATCGCCGCCTCGCCGACCTCCAGCAGTTCGCCCAGCACCTCCTGCCGATAGATTTGCGTGCCCTCGTACTGCTGCAGTTCGTCGAAGAACGCCTCGGCAAGGTTGGCGCGGTTCTCCATGGTGGTGCCGACGACAACCTTGACGTCGCGCCGCGCCAGCATGTCCTTGAGCCAGTCGAGCGGACGTGGCGTCGTCGTGTAGAGTCGTTGAGGCTGGACGCGGCGATTATCGACAGGCGTAGAAAACAGACGGGTCGGTTGATCGATGTTGCTGATCACCGCCTCTGCCGTGGTGTTCCACGCCGCCGCCTCGTCGCCCCATGTGAAGTGCGCCTGCGGACCGCGCAGACGGTCGGGCGACTCGGCCGAGAAGCCCTTGATGATCGAGCCGTTGATGAGTCGTATCTCGAAGATCGAGTTGTTGATGCTCGCGACCATCTGGTGCGGGATCATATTGATCAGGCCGGATGGACCGCCGAAGACCACTCCACGAAGATCGCCGTAAGTGGGGGCGATGACGTGAATGACGCAGCCGGGATATAGACCAGCCTGTCGTCGAACCCAGTTCGATCCCACCAAGGTCTTGCCGAAGCCTCGACCCGCCTGCACCACGCACAGTGACCAGCCTGACACTGGCAGCAACTGCTTGAGCCGGGCGCGGCGGCTCCAGCGGTTCTCGGCTTCGATGAAGGCGAGTTCGTGGTCATTAGCGACTCTGAGTCGTTGTGCGTTGATGACCGGCATCGAGCAGCCTTAGACCGTCGGCTCCTGCCCCACCATGTCGTCCTCGTCGGGAATGAATGGCACGTCTTTGACCTCCGGTTCAGGGGGCGGCGGCATGTGGGTCGGCGGCAGGTTAATGGCGACCTGCGGATTGGGAGTCGTTTCCGAGAACGTAGGTGTAGGAACGACCACCACCTCGATGACGGGGGGAGCGACGTAGGCCGCCACCACGTCGTTCGACAGCGCAGGCAGCGACGAGCCATAGGCATTGGCGACGATCAACTGGCAGGCAAAGGTGTGGCCATCGTCGTCGGGCTGCAACGTGTAGCTGGGGTCGCGCATCATCGCTATCGCCACGCCGTCGCATAGCCAGTGATAGTCGCGACTCGTCGGCTCGCCCTCCCAGTTGCCTGCCGTACAGGTCAGCGTGTTCGTGTCCGCCGTCTGCTCGGCGTAGGGACGGTCGACCACGATGGGCTCGTTGCCCGCTACCACGTCATGGACCGGCAACGCCTCGGCTGGCTGCGACCCGTAGGTGATGGGCGGCTGACCGGGATCACCCGGCTGGGCCAGCGGAACGACGAGCGTCTCGACGCTCGGCGGAGCCGCGGGGGACGGATAGTACGTCGTGCCTACCGCGGGGTCGCTGATGTCGCTCATGTTCTCCCTCCATCTTTGCGATTGAGGGCGGCATCATGCGAGCATCAGTCGTCCTTGTCCAAGAGTCGTTGGAGGTTTTCGTCCTGCTCTTCCTCCTCCAGCTTTTCGATGGCCAGCGTACACAGCGCCTCGATGGCCAGACCGGCGTTGGCGTCGTCCTCGTCCAGCAGTTCACGCATGCGTTCGAGTATCCTGATGGTCTCCTGCTTGGTCTCTTCCTTGATCATCATGTCGCTTTGCGTGCCCATGGATAACTCCCTGACCAAATGCCATGCGTCATCGCGATGGCAATATAATTTTCCCGTCAGCATGTTGTAGTGCAGGGTTCCTTCAGCCATCTGCCTACTTCGCGAAGTACGATTTGACCGCGCACATCTGCGTAATCTCCATCTGCGATATGGCGATTGACGCCATGCGCTTCATGGGGTCGGTGGCATTAGCGCCGTCGCGGAGTTCGATCATCTTCTGGATCACCGCCGCACACATCCCCTTGACCACGGCAACGTCGCTGCTGGTGCTTGGATTGAAGTCGAACAGCACGGCATCGAGCGCCCGAACACTGGGGGTGATGATGTCGCTGTAGTTATCGCCTATGTCGATTCGTACTACGACCGCCATGATCAATTCCTTTTCTGTCCGGTGGTGTCGGATAAGTGCGTATTGGGACCGATGAACTGCTTGAACTTTTTCATCAGCCTGTCGAGCGTGCTCTCGTAGTCGATGATGATGTCGCCCGTGAAGCCCAGTTCATCAGCCGTCACATGGATCGGGCTGCCTGCCTTGAGCGCGCGGATATTGTCCTCGGTGATGCCGAAGATGATGACACCGCGACCCGTCCTGTCATCGCGCGCAGACATCTTGATCATTGTCCCTCACCACCCATCAGTTCTTCCTCAAAAACGTCGGCACCTCTATCTTGTCGCGAACCGTGTCGCGTATGCTCAACAGCAGCGCGTTCATCTCGGTGATCAGTTCGATCATCACACCGAGTCGTTGGTGCATGCGCGCGGTGTCGCGCTCGATGTGACCAACCCGCTCGGCAAGGTTATCCAGTTCAGCGTCGGTCATGGCAACCCTCTCGGCAAGGTTATCCAGTTCAGCGTCGGTCATTTTCCGCCTGCCTCTTCAGTCTCTCTTCATTGGCTTTGGTCCCTGCAAGATCATAGGCGTACTCAGGGCATTTGCATTCGCTGCAGGGTCGCGGTGCGCTACGGTCAGTATCACTCCATGCGTGGCTCTCGACGACGTGGCCGCAGGCGCAGAGGTAACTGCCGCGCAGCATCACCAGTGCCCACAGACAGAACAGAACAGGTCGCGTCCGTTGGTGGCGACTGGAGCCTTGACACCGCACCAGCCGCAATGATGCAGCCAGCGCTTGTAGGTTATGGCACCGGGATGACGCTTGATCGGCACACCGTTCGCTGTCTTGGCGATCATGGCTTCACCTTGTCCGTCAGTATCAGACGACCCTTGAGGTGAGCCCGCGCCATCAGACGTCCAGTGCCGTGACTCAGCACGACATAGGAATACGCCGCCTGCCCCGGCTGCTCGGTCGCCAGCACCATGCCATGCTTCTCGAAAAGATTGCTGAGTTCATCGAGAAACTTTGGCACATCATGAGTTAGGGGATAGACGGTCATGGCTTAACCTTGTCGATAGCTGCTTGGGCGCGGGCTGCCAGCAGTTTGTGCAAATCGTTAACGAAGGATGTCGTCTCGGCATCAGCCGCGACCGTGACTGGCTTGCAGATGTCATGGAGCGCTTCCAGCAGGATGCGGATGGTGGCGTCGGCCTCGCGCTGGTTCCATGCAGCGATGGCTTCACGTTGACCCGTCTTCACGGGTCCATCGGCCTTGCAATTGTTGCACGTCAGATAGTTTCCGTCCGGAAGTGTCTCGCTGTCGCCCAAAGAGATATTGAAACTGAGACAGAACGGACAGGGATGAAAGGGATGGGGCCGCCGGTTCCATGCAGCGATGATTGTGGAGCGCTGGTTGCTGGTGACAGAGGTCGCCCAGCAACTCTCGCATTGCACTCGCAATAACTGTGTGTGGACGTTGGGCGAAATCTTCAGAGCATCGCTACCGCAGAATGGGCACAGCAACAGCGTGTCCTGTTTTGACGCTGTGGTCATCTCACTCTCACGATCTGAGTTGCGTTAACGACTCGGTGCCCGAACACAAACCATGCGAAGTCGACCGCGCCGCTGTGGCCTTGGTCGGGCACGCCGGGCGGCAGCATCTTGAGTCGTCCGCAGATGATGATCTTGTGCAGATGCTTCAACAGGTCGGCGCGCTTTTGGGCGGCGATCCACGTCAGCCGCAACAGCACACACACCTTGCCATCGCTCGGGATGATCTTGAGCGCGTGGCGCACATGATCGTCGCTCTGGTCGAATGGAGGATTCATAATTATGCTGTCGGTCGTTCCAAGACATCCTATGAAGTCATATCCATACTTGACTTGGGTGCGCATACCGTCAATCGGCACATAGACAAACTTGTCGCTGCCATGCGCCCGCTGACCGGCATGGATCAGCGCCTTGACGATCTTGCCGCGCCCGCAACTCGGGTCCCACATCACGCCGGTCAGCGTCACGTTGCTCAGTAGATGATCGACCGCCTCGTCAGGCGTCTCGTAGTTGTCACGCTCGTCGCGCTCGTTGTCCATCAGACCGTACTGGCCTGCCGCACGACGTGCGCGCCTCCTGAGAATGTTAACACCGTCATCGAGCGCCCTCCGCAGATGATTGGTGACAAGACGTCCTTGGTCGCGCTTGGGTTGGTTCTTAACCTGTATCTTTATGCCGCGCCGCTGGACCTCGGCCCTGAGCAAACGCAGTTCATCTTCAAGCGATAACTTAGCCGTGTCCGTTCGTCCTGCCGTTCGTGATGCGCGGGCCTGCGAGCGGGTCGGTGAGGTCGCGCTCTTCCGGCTGGTCGTTGGTGGTGGCGAGTCTTTCGCCGCGCTCTTGGCTGTCTTGCGCTTCACGTCGGGCTGCCTCCATGACATCACGTCGCCGGGCAGTATCACTATCCTGTCGCTCACTGTCCAGCACAGTCTCTGGCGTGATGTCGACGAAGTCCTCGCCGCCTTCGAGTCGTGCGTTGACCAAGCCGGTCACCACCGCCTCAATCACAGATTGAATATCTCCTCTGCGGCGTTCGTCCTCGGGATCGACGTCATCCTTGCGGTGGCCAACCTTGCCCTCGATCCGGTCGGCCACCTGCGACCATGCCTGCATGTCGCCGCGCAGGCCCTTGAGCACCGCGGCCTCGGCCCACGCGATGACCGCCGGGAGGGCGCGCCGCTCGGTCACGCCTTCGTCTCCGACAGGGACAGTTTCGGCGAACGACTCGGCGCGCACTTCCAGTTCCTCGACCGGCCGCATCAGCGCCAGCCAGAGGGCAACTTTGACCGGGTGCCGCATCCCCACCAGCGCCCGCCAGTCGCGGTCGGCCAGCCGCAGGCCGGGGACTGCATCAAGCGTGCTAATAGCGGTCAGATCGGAGGTGTTTGGGGGCCGCGCAGGCATCAAAACCGCCTTGTACTACGGGTGCTACACCCCCCTCCTAACACTTTTCTCACCGTATATAATATTCACGTTTACTACCCCCCAAAAACGCATCTCGCGTACGTTACCCAGAC